AAATGTGAACTGATCCGCAAGTTCATAATAGACGTGTGGTTCTGCCTTTACCTGAAGATATACCTCATTCTTTTTAGATATAACCAAATGTGACATACGTTCATATCAATACAAAAATATTTATTGGTAATAAAAAAGAGGCATTTCTGCCTCTCAGTTAGAATGTTTTTTTACCCATAAAGTAACAGCACTAATAGAAACTCCAAAATAAGATGCTGCTTCTTTTCTTGAAATGAATTCAATACCCTTATAAACGCAGGATTTTACTGGACCTTTAAATCCAGTTTTGCCTTTATTCCAAGGAATATTACCTTTCATTCTTTCACTATGTTTTTTAGAAGATTCTTTTTGAGAATCTGTTCTATTTTCGCCTATAAGAACTTGTTTTCCCTCTTTATATTTGTATCCTTTTTTATTTGGTGGAAGTTGTCCTCCCTGACAAAAATTCCACCCGATTAACTCATTTGGTCTATAAAATTTTTCTAACTCTAGTGCTTCTAATAAAGATAAATTATTTTTAATAATTTCAATATTAGCACCATTTTTTATAGCACCTCTTACTTTATTATTGTCTCTGGAATTTTTGTGTTCTTTAAACCTTGTTAAAGGGTCCTTAGATATTCCAATGTAACCTTCATTGTGTGGATCTATATGTTCTTTATATCTTATCCAATATACGGAATACATATCATCTATCGCATTATTAAGTATTTATAATATTAAGGACCTCCATATCCAGACTGAAATCTCATAAATTCAATCGCATTTTTGATTTGAAATGTTCGATTAGAAATAGTCTTAATAACTTCTTCTAAGAACTTCAACATAATGTCATAGTATCTTATTTTGAGTTCTACTTTACTTAACTTCTCATCGCCATCCATATGCCTCTGCAATGCCTCTTTGTCCCGAACTTTATATGGGAACGGTTCTTCTTCATAAACCTCTATGGGTGCCTTTCCAGTGTAGTAGTTATACCTTTCAAGTTTAACTCTATTGTAAGTCTCTCTTGCTTTTTCTCGCAACAAAGTGATTGTATTATAAATGGTATAATACTTGGAGTGAAGTTGAGGAATTTTTAAAGACTCATCGTGTAAATTATCAGGATCAATGACAGAATCTCTCTGCCACATCTCCTGAATTTCATCAAGATTCATTTAATCGAACTAGTTATAGTGTATACAGTATACTTGAAAGATGCCTGTGCTGTAAAGTACTGGATGTCAGTTGGTGTGGCATCAAAATCAAGAGAACTTAATGATGTTGGGAATAAATCTAAAAACTTAACTTTTGCAACCTCTTTGTAGTTACTATTTAAAACTCTTAGAGTACCATCACTAAATGCTTCCAACATATCTCTTTGACCTGCATCATCTGTTGTCAAATTTTTAAACTGCTGAGTAGTTTCTGGAAATCCAAGTCCAGTTAACCAATTATAAACAGCAATATAATTTTCCATATTCTCATCAACAATAAACCTAAGAGTCAAATCTCCATAGGTTAATTTCTCACCTGGTACATCAATGTCCTTCAAATATGAAGGTTGTATTGTAGTTGCAAGAGAAATCTCTGGTATTCTAGCACTATTGGCGAAAAAATCTACTTGGGGATACTTTGCCAAAGTAAATTTAAATCCAACAGTTGTTAGAAAATTTCTATTTGAAATTTGACCAGGAAAATTGCAATTAGACATTATTTCTTCTTAGTTGGAATTATTTTGGGAATACTCATATCAACCTTCACACCCAGATCTGGAATTTTTGGTTTTGGTTTTTCTTTTGTCACTGGTGTAACATCTAAGTTTCTAACACCAAAATCTTTATAATCTTTATATCCAAGATCTTTTGTTGTTTGTGTTGTTAAATCATATTGGCGGTTTCCGTGATAGGGTCCCCTATCAATAACTGGTGCAGTAATTGATCTACCAGTTCTTGGATCGGTAATTTTAACTTGACTTCCTAGTGGCAACTTTTTATGTGCAACACCACGAGTACCTGGTGTTAATTTTTGCCCAGAAGCAGTTGGATTGCCGTATAATCCAGGTCCATAAGAACTGGTTGATACTATTGCACCAAAAGGAAGTGCCTCATTTATAAACTCTTTAAAAGTTTTCACTGATCAGTCTGCGATAATTAGATTGAACCACGATTCACTCATACCCGAGATAATGCTATCAGCAGACTCTTTGTCTTCTGCATAACCTTCATTAATTAGATGCTCAACAACTCTTTCGTAGTTCTTATGAATTTCTTGCGATTGTTTTGGAGTTGGTTTCATTGTTACTACTAGTTTTATTTTTATTTAGATAAAAAAAGACCCCCTTTCGGGGGTCTGATAGATATGTGAATCGAAATCACATAAGGTTGGTAACCTTGACTCTTCTGTAGTAACGGTTTGCGTTACGATCAAGACCAGCACCGGTGATTGCGCTAGTACCCTGCGAGAATGGGTTAGCAACAATTCCGTAACGAGTCTTGAATCCGATCTTAGGCTGGAAGGTGTCTTGACCAACCGCACGTACCATCTGGAGAGGTACATATGGGCAGTAGAACAGACCAGCATCATAAGGGGAAGAACCCTTATAACCAACAACGTAGTACTGGTTAGCAGATACGTTTGCAGCATAAGGATCGATATAAACACGATACTTACCTTGCAGAACACCAGCGAAGGTGTTACCAGTGTCATCAACGTTGAGGTTAGCGTTGAGTGCAGGGGTGTAATCAAGAACACCTGCCATGGTGAGTGCCGAAGCAACGTCAGCAGAGCAGAGGATCATGTTACCCTTGCCACGACGAGTTCTCTGGGCGATAGCGTTTGCGTCACGCTCGATCTGGAAGATCAGACCCTTGAACTTCTCAACTGACCAACGACCGTTGGAGTCAACGTCGAGGTCGAAAGTACCAGCGGTAGCAACGTTTGCTTGAGCACCAGACTCAGCAACGTTATAGATGGTACGGATAACTTCGCGGTTGATTTCAGCGAGGATCTCAGTGCTGAGGATGTTAGCAAGCTCAGCTTCTGCATTCAGACCGTGAATTGCCTTCAGGTCTTGTGCGAGTTCGAGCGAGTACTCAGCTTTCAGAGCACGTGACTTAGCAGTAACGGTGACTTTCTCGATCGAGAATGCCATCTCGTTAAAGTGGTCGCCAGTCGTCTGACCAAGATTCTCTGCGTCATCGGTACGCATACCCTGACCTACGTTGTAGGTTTGGGCATCGCCAGTTGCAGGATAGGTGGCGTCCAGAAGACCAGGATTGGTTCCACGCTGAGTGGTTGTACCCATACCAACGCTACCAGCGGTGAATCCGTTGGTGAGGTTGAATCCGCTGTCTTGTCCAGAGAATGCAGTATCTGCTTCGTTGAACAGTGCTTCGGTGCCGCTCATGTTGGTGTACTTAGAGCGCATTGCGAAGATCAGTCCAGTAGGACCGTTCATTGGTTGAACGCCAGCGAGGTCATAAGCGACCAGGTTAGGCATTGAACGTCTGATCAGGGAGATCAGAACAGGGTCGAAACCAGCAACAGGGGCAGAAGCACCAGCAGAGAAACCTGCATTAGCGCCACTGTTGGTGTTTACGGTTGGAGCTTCGGAGAGGAATGCTCTCTCTTCACGAAGTTCTCTTTCTTGGTTTTCAAGCAGGATTGCGGTTACCGCTCTACGATGTGAATCTTTGATTGGATCAAGACCATCATAGTCGAGAATTGGTGCCCACTTCTCCTGCAGATGCTCGGCATTGAACATTTGCATTTGATTTTTACCTCTTTTTAAAAAGTGTTGTTGTTTGATTATGATCTAAAAATCACTTTTTAGAAGCTCTCGAGAGAGTCTGTAAGTAAGCAGCCATCATTGGAGAAATGGACTCATTAAGAGATTCCTTCTCTGCTGTGGTTACTTCTTCTGAAAGATTCTCACTTGCACTTCTTTGAGTACCAGCGTTTGATGGGAAATATGATTCCCTCAGGGTTACTAGCTTCTCACGATAGTCTGCTTCACTTTCAAACTCAACATTTTCAGCAAGAGAAGCGAGTTTGTCCTTCTGAGAAAGTGCTAGACCCTCAGCGACATCTGCAAAGATTACATCAGCAACCGACTCGGCTAATCTTCTATTCAGAGCAACGTTTCTTTCGATTTGCTCGTTGAGTTTTTCTTCCATTTCATCAAGTTTATCTACCATGCTCTCGATAACATCATATCTATCTTCAGGGATTGTTACATAATGATCTTCAAAAAGACCCTTCATTCCTTGTAGGAATGACTCGGTCATTTCGGTCTTAAGACCGTGCTCTACTGCAAGTGCGTTCTCTTGGAACCACTCATCAGCAACATACTCAAGATAAGAATCAACTCTTTCAGTGAGTTGAGACTTAATTGCATCAAGCTCTTCTACAAGAGCAGCAGCATACGATTCTTGAAGAGACTCTTTGATTTCAGCAACTCTTGATTTAATTGCTGC